TTAAACGATGAATCCATTTGAGCGCCAGCATTTTTACCAAGAGCATCAAGGATTTTGTCAATTTTCTTGGAGTCTGATACCAGTTGAGAGATAGGAACATCAAATTCAAGTGTAATAACACCGTCTGCCATTACTTACCTCCTTTGATACCAAACATAGACGCAAGGGTTGAAGTATTATGCTGCATTTGCTTGATACGTGGATCTTTTAAAGCAAAATAGCGCTGTGCGTCTAAAATATTTGTTTTCTCTTCACTTGACATATCAGACTTAATTTCTTTTTGGCGAATATCAAGAATCTTTTTAAAGTAAGTTTTGTCACTTAATCCATCGAAAAGAGCCTTGAACTCGCTCCACTGCATTTTACCGATTTGTTTATGCAGATCTATGCCGTAATCTTGCCAAAAACTAGCGTAAATTGCTCCTGCGTCTCTTTGATAGTCAAAAATTCGCTCACTTGCTACCTGATTATCATCGTCTTCATCTTCATATTTGCCATAAGGACTATCACCAATTTCATGAATAATAATCTTAAATACTTCATCTAAAAAGTTTGAATCTTGTGGCAAATTGCTAATAAAGTGTTCATCACTTTCATTTGAGCGCTGAAGGAAAATTTTAAGGGCTTGTAGCGTTTTTTCGCTTTCAGATAGAGAATCATCCTCAATGAGTTTGAAAAACAAGAGAACACGATCAAAGGCTAAATCTAACTTATAAAATTTGTCGCCATACTGGACATTAATGCGACCATCGTTCGTTAAACTTAGCATTTAATCCCTATTCCTTAATTTCTAGGATCAACGCCGGCATTAACGGTAAGTTTATGGTATTTATTTAGTCTTGCTTCCTTAGCATTCTTATTTTTGGTTTTAATGGCATTTTCTGCTAAATCGTTTAAGGTTCCCAAAACCGCAGCAACTGCAGAAGTGTCTTCTCCATACGTCTTAAACATCAACATTCCAATACCTTTTTCACCAAGTAATTGGTCAGCTAAGTAAGTAGTAGTTTCTCTAGCTTTATCAAAAGCCTCATTTACCACCTTGTCAGCTTCTTTAAAGCTTAATTGAGATAAAGCCTCATCACTGGTCTTTTCATCGTATTCAATGCCGATTCTGCGTAATTCAAGCATTGCCCGATTAAGCTTCTTAGCATATTTATCGTTAAAAACAAGTGTGAATTTCTTGTCTTTAATCTTAGGTAACGTAATAGTTACTTTATTATCGATTGCTAACTTTGAACCTAAATTAATTGTCGTCATTGTAAGTCCTTTCTTTTCGTTTCACCTTTACTCGTCTCTGTTTTACTTAATTATTTTCCAGTAGTTGTGCCTTTTAACGGATTAGCGTCAGTTCCTGTTGGATTAGTTGCTGGATCTTCATTGACTACTGCTTTTGGATTGTCATCCGCTGAAGTTGCTACACTTGCAGTAAATACATATGGATCTTCAGCACTAGCTTGCATGGTTAACACTCCATCAATTTCACGAGGGGCATTATTACGTTGCAAAGTAAATGACAAAGCTTTTTTAGCATTAGCGGCGGCACCATTTAATTTAATGTTTGTAAGAGTACATTGTGCAATCTTGGTGTGGGTTTTATCCGCATCAACATAAATCATGCGCGTATTTCTAAAGGTGCCGTGTGAATCTGCAATGCTACGTAAGTATTCTTGGAAGGAGTCCCCCATCTTACGGTTACCAGAAATGGAATAAGAAACATCAGAACCAGTAACATCATGATCCGTAAACCCATGACCGTCCATATAAGCCGTATTATCAGTAGTATCATTTCTTGTTTCGTCGATGTTAGAAATACCGCCAGATACCCATGCCCACGTTGAACCACTAGCGTCTTTAATGTCAGCTTGACCACTCTTTCCAATTTGTGGGGCAATATCAATAAACAAGTAATCTTGGTGTTGTTCTGGATAACCAGTCTCTTGAGGGCCAGTACCTTTAATCTCTTTGGTGTTTACTACCATATTTTTCCTTTCTAAGACATAAAAAAGCAGAATCAATAAAGATTCTGCTTAATTAGTGTCGTTCTGTTACATGTACGCTAAAACTCAATGTAAGAGTTCTAGCACCTGTCATATCTTGACCGCTGTCGTGCGGTACTTGTACTTCAATACTTTCAAACGTGAAACTGTAATTCTCACTAAAGAGTAATTTAGTGTTGTCGAGTTGCAAAAGGACTTCACGAATTGTAAACATATCTTTAAACAATTGTTCCGCAGAGGGTCCTTCACTTGCAATTGTTTCTGGTTGATCCTGTGCGCTTCGGGCTTGAATCGAATAGTTATACACTAAGTGTTGTGTTCGATCCATTTCTGCCCAATCTAACGCGGGACTCGGATCACTCACAAAACACAAAACATTATCTTGGCTTAACTGGTCTGCATAAATAGGCAAATCAGTTCGTTCTTGGATATAATCCATTAATCTATCTTGAAGATCACTTGTTCCATTCAGCTCCATTAATAAAGGCCTCCTTGACTTTCTTCATAGCTCGCTTATTTGCTATAAGTCTTAAATCCCAACGTTTAGACGTTCCTCGTGTAGTGTAATGCGTTACTGGGTAACCAGGTTTAGGACCTACTAAGCCATAAAATTGAGCTTTAGCATAAGGCATTGTGTAAATAATTTGTGTCCCATCCACGGAAACGTTAGAATGCTTCCGTAAATCGCCACTAAGTTTAGGAACATAGCGCTCCATTGCCTGGTGCGCGTCATTAGCCGCTGCTAATCGACCTCTACGCAATGCTTGCTGACTAAACCTCTTGTGGAACTTAGTTAAATCAACATGTACTTTTACGCCCATACTTTTACCTCACAAAATTAGCAATTTATACTGATAAAACTCGTTGCTATAAGGATCACGGTCTTCATTAACTGTCTGAATTGTGTAAGCAATCCCGTTGTACTCAATCTTTGCGCCAATATCATTTTTGCTAAAATTTAAAAACGGGGTTGATCGGTCTTTAATAAACTTAACAATCCCGCTTGCTAAAATCTTGTTACCCCCAGTTGTTGCTTGCATAGAGCTACGTAAGGTAACTACAGCATGATTTACCACGGTGCCCTTTTCTTCATAGTGGGTAGAGTGATAATGGCTATTAGAGCCTTCAATTTTACGATACACGGTTACGGTTTGATTACATCGGCTTAATGGTGGCTTTAACATGATGGAATCCCCCTATAAAGTAATCCTGTTCTATACAGGTACTCTAATGCAAGATTATAAATCCCACCTTGCGTTAAATCTTTAATACTCATATCGGTTGATACAGTCGTGCCATCGATAGAAACGGAAGTAATACTTTGTTGGGCCATGTCGTAAGGAGTTGAAGCACCTAAGGAGTTAGTAAACTCAATTTGCAACTCTAAAGCTTTTTTGAAGCATTTAACTCGATAAGTATCCTCATCAGTGTCAATTGAATTACAGACGTAAAAATCATGTGTTATCGGATTTATCAAGTCTTCAGCATTCTGCTCAAGTTTTTTGTAGTTGCTTTCGTCTGCCGTTCCCCCTAGTTTTTTATACTCTTCAAAACTGAGCAACATAGACATAATAGATCACTCCTTAACTAAGCTTTTTTATTGGGGTCTTGTGTGTCTTGATTGGTTTTAGCATCATTTGTGTCTTGGGCCTTCTTTTGAGCTGCAATAATACCTTTAGCAAACAATGGATCAACAGTGTGAACGTATTGAACAACACCAATATCACGTACACTTCTACCGTCTGGAATTTCCCAAGCATTTGGTGAAGTTAATTCATCAACAGTAGCATATGGATATTTAGCTGGTCTAAAGTTCTTAGCTAAAGTAGTTCCCTGCACATTCATAGTTCCAATACTATCTTGTGATACCCAACTCATACCACCTTTCTTCAAGATATCTTTTTGCGTATCAGTTTGAATAATTTGGCGCTTATATGCAACTGACCCCTGTGAAAAGATATAAGCGGTTGATTTAGGCTTTTTGGGATCAGAAAGATCAAGCGGGATTTGGTCATCAACAGTAATAATCATGCCGTGGAATGTACCATTTGGTGCAACCTCTGATGAAACTTCTGAGCCATGATCTTTTAAATCTTCTTGTGTCATCATTGCTTCAGTAGCGGAATTAACAGCAATACCAGTTAAATTATTAGCTTTATCACCCATTAAAGTACGTGCTGCAAGCCAACCAGTTGAATTAAAATCTGCATTTGTTGGAGAAACAGAAGTCATGTCAATTGATTTGGCAGATTGAATATCTTCCACGCCAAACACACCTTTAAGCAATTTAAGTAAAGCGTCCATATCTGCAGCAGTCCAATCTTCAAGCATCGCTGACGCAATAGCTTCTGCGGTTGGTGCGCCTGAAATAAGTGTTGCAAGCTGAGTTGCGCTGTAGGTTAAAGTTTGGTAGAACTTCATGCCTCTCATGCTTCCTGTACCTACTGAATTTGAAGTTTTATCATCTTGATCTGTCCACATACCAGGTAAAACCTTTTTGGCCTTAAAGTAAGGAATTTGTACATCAACACCTGGAGCATTCAAGTCTCCGATACCTTTCACATTTGAGGTAAGGATTCCTGATTTTAATAAATTGTTCGTATCATCTAAGTGATCGATTACCCACTGATTAAACACTGGAGGAATAATTAATTTTGTTAAATCGGTTGTATCATTAGTGCTATTAGGCATTTACTATCTCCTATCCTTGAAATAAACGACTATACTGCTC